CTTAACTTTTTCTTAGAACACAAAGCTAAACAAGGTGGTCCATCTTCAAACTCTTCATTAGTTCCTAATAATATATCTTTGTATGTACTAGCAACTAATTCACTTAATTTTGTTTTATCTATTTTTGATTCATTAGCTAACTGTATAAACTGTTCTAATGATAGTTTAGAATTATTCTTATCTACAGCATACCTAGTAGAATCACCGTTATTATAATATGGTAAATTAATAAAGTTACCTGGTTTAATATCTCCTTTGTCATCTTCCTTTAATTCTTTCTGTTTTGGAAAAACTTCTGTAGTAGAAGATAAACCTAGAGGAAGTAAAAAAGATTTAAATGCCTCTATTAAATCTATTGTAGGTATAGGTTCTTTTAAAAATAAATAACAATGTAGACCTCCGCTTTTTGAAAGAATAGGTATTAAAGGTAATTTGTATTGTTGAAATAATGCTAAATATTCTTCTACTTTAAATTCACCATAGTCTGGTGGATCTATATCTATGCAACCAAATTGCACTGTCTTATTTAATCTACAAGGTTGTATACCAATAGAAATTTTACCTTCTAAATGATTCTTGTAATCAATAGAAGATACAGGTCTCCCTGCCCATTCGTAATTAGGTTTTATTTTATTTTTGCTAGTATCTAAAGAAGTCTTGGACATGTCGGCAATACCAAAATCACCTTCATAACCAGTAAATAACTTAATAAATTCTTCAACCATAATGATCCCTTATTACGGGCGGCTTCAGTCTCCCTATGACCGCCCATATTCCTCTTACGAGAAATTAGTAATTTGATTTATTTTCCTCTGAAACTGCAGCAACTTTTTGTTGTGCACTTTTTAAAGAATTGTGAAAATCACGGGCCATCTGATATATACCTGCATCATCAACTTTTCTTAACATAGATATAGTATAACCATGCCAAGTAAAGCTGCCTGAGTTTTCTACAGAATTTAATTTAAAAATTCTTGAAAACATGGGTGCTGGTACAGACTTATTAGTTTTTGGATCTATTTCAAATTGATTTTCTATCAATGAATTCCATCCTCTACTAACTTTTAACTGGGTAGACTTCATAGTCATTAAAGCCTTTTCAGGTCTTTCCCCATTAATAATTACAAAATGATTTGCTGTTTTGATAATTTCGTTACCATTTTTTAACAAATCTTTGTTCTTATCGTTTTGAGATGTTTCTGCCATAACGCTAGCACCCCTATCATTACTGATTGGTCTACCTTCTCTTCTTTCAAAAGGTGCCCATTCAGGGTACGTCATTTTGTAGAACACAGGAATAACTTCTATTCCTTTTTCTCCATCATACAATTTTTTTGTAACTGTATTATAAAACATACCAGCTTGTGCGCCTTCCACATATTTGGCATGTTTCTTTTTTGTTTCATCTGAACCACTTTGCAGTAGTTTCAGAAAAGGTAATGCAAGATCACTCTTGTCAATGTTTTCTAGACCCATTCCTGAGTCTGCAACAAAGTCTAAAGTTGCTAATGCACCATCTTTTTTTGTTGTCACGTCTCTTGTTTCTTCGCTCATGTTATTTGCTCCTTGTTATTTTTGTTTTGTTTCCCTTAAACAGGTTAAAATGTTCAGACGGAAGTTCTTCGTTTTTCTCAGAACGTTCTCTAAACAATGCTTTAAGGGTCATAGGTTCGACTTTCAACTTTTGGGTTGGTTCGAACCCATTCCCTTTTGCAAGGTCTGCGTATTCGCTCGCCTTGTTGTCTTCGCCACGACCAAAGGAAACTGTGATCTCATTTTTAATAAGATCACCTAAGTCATGTTCTCGAAGCCAGTTATAAGCGCCTTCTTTTTTATCTATTGGTATAGTAGCGCTGTAAATTTCTTTTACCTCTATTGCAGATCCATCAGCTAATTTCATAGTCTTCATTTTTAATGAATCCATAATCTCTGGAATTGCTATCTGTGATAATTGGTCTGCATTTTGTTTTTTTAATTTAAGACGTTCTTCATCTTCTTTTATTTCGTCTTCTAACTTTTGTAGTTTAATAACTAAGTCGGATAAACTTTCTACACCGCCTAAATTATTTACGTCTTGAGGTGCATCCTCAATAAACATATTTTGTAATTTTTCATTACTCATTTATTTCTCCCTTTTCATTAAAATTTATTGGCACAGGATAATAAACTTTTTCTTGTCTATCCCACTTTAATAAATTGATTTTTCCTCCCGTATAATAATGTACGATTGGACCTACAAGAAAAATTATAGAAGGATCTCCAGTTAATAATAAATAATCGTTAGGTTTTATATTTCGTAATAACTTTCTTAATTCAAAAAGAACAGGACCTGCACTTAAAACAATTTGAGCATGCTCTTTAAGTAAAACTTTTAGTTTACCATATTTTAAAGCGCCCATAATATTAAATTTAGGTCTTCCAACACTTGTGCCAGGTATTTCTTGCAGCAAGTAAACAGTAGGTTCTTTTTTAATTTCTATTTCCGTCATAACTTTCTTGCTTGACTTCTATTCTATTTCATATAACTTGTCAAATAGAAAGAATAAAAAACTATGGATTACAAATTTAAGACTAAGCCTTATAAGCATCAAATAACTGCTTTAGAAAAATCTTGGAATAAAGAAGCTTATGCTCTTTTTATGGAGATGGGTACAGGTAAATCAAAAGTGTTGATAGATAATATATCTATGCTTTATGACAGAGGTAAAATTAATGGTGCCTTAATTATTGCACCAAAAGGTGTATACAAAAATTGGCAAGACTCTGAAATACCTACACATATGGCAGACCACATACAGAAAAAGTCAATTTTGTGGCAAGCTAATATTAACAAAACACAAGAAGCAAAACTAAAAACATTGTTTAAACCAGAAATGGATTTACATGTTTTAATTATGAATGTTGAAGCATTTTCAACAAAAAAAGGCCTTGATTTTGCCATAAAGTTTTTAAGCTGCCATGAAACATTAATAGCTATTGATGAGTCTACATCTATAAAAAACCCTTCAGCAAAAAGAACTAAAAATATATTAAAATTATCAATACAATGTAAATATAGAAGAATATTAACAGGGTCTCCAGTCACTAAATCACCTCTTGATTTGTTTACTCAATGTTATTTTTTAGATCCATTTTTACTAGATTTTACATCTTACTATGCTTTTCGTAATAGATATGCAGAGATGAAAACAGCTAATTTTGGAGGTCGCTCTGTGCAAATAGTAAAAGGATATAAAAATTTACCAGAGTTATCTAATACATTAACTAATTTTTCTTACCGTGTATTAAAAGATGATTGTTTAGATTTACCACCTAAAACATTTATGAAAAGAATTATACAACTTACACCAGAACAGGACAAAGTTTATAAACAAATGAAAAAACTAGCTCTTGCTGAAATGAATGGAAAACTAGTTACTACAACAAGTGCTATTGTGCAGCTTATGAGATTGCAACAAATTACTTGTGGTCATTTTAAATCAGACGATGGTGTTGTCCAAGAAATTAAAAACAATCGTATAACAGAATTAGAAAACGTTGTAGAGGAGGTACAAGGTAAGGTTGTAATATGGGCACATTGGAGGAACGACATAGCAACAATAGTGAAACATCTTAAAGAACAGTATGGGGATAACTCTGTTGTAACTTATTTTGGTGACACATCTACACAAGATAGACAAAAAGCTATAAAAAATATGCAAGATCCAGACAGCAGTGTAAGATTTTTAGTTGGTACTCCACAAACAGGTGGTTATGGTATTACACTAACAGGTGCTTCTACCATGATTTATTATTCTAATGGATATGATCTTGAGAAAAGAATGCAGTCTGAAGCTAGAATAGATCGTATTGGTCAAGAAAAACCAATGACTTATATTGATATTATTGCAGAAAAAACAGTTGATGAAAAAATAGTAAAAGCTTTACGTAAAAAAGTAAACATAGCTACACAAGTTATGGGCGAAGAACTAAAAGACTGGATATAATCCATTAAAACGTAGGACTAACGTATGGTCGCTACAGTTTTTCAATTAGCACCAATATGACACCGGCCATGCCACTCATAACAGCACCCATCGACACTAATAGTATTCTCTCTACTCTAGTGATCTGATTTTCTAGTTGATGCATCTTGTCATGAGTTTGCTTCTGCATAATTCTGCAAAGTTTTTCATGTGACTCTATTTTTTGTAAAGCATTATCTTTAGCCA